TGCAGAAGCCAAAAAAACCTTTGGGGGTAGATTAATTGCCGATGGTGGGATCCGTTCAGCGTCCGATATGCTTAAGGCAATCGCAGGTGGTGCCGATATGGTCATGTGTGGTAAGCTTTTAGCTGGTACTAGCCTAGCAGAAGGCCCATTTTACAATAAAAAAAATGTGGATATCTCTACATTGAAATCAAGTGGATTCAGCAAGAAGGATTTTGATCCAGTTTATGTGGAATATGGTGGAATGGCTTCTCATGAGATGAGAATGAGGAATAAATCACATAAAGCTGATAGTAACACTAGTATCGAAGGAGTTTTCGGGTGGATCGAATACACAGGAAGCACCGAAGACGTTATTGCGTCTATCACTGCAAACCTCAAAGCGGGAATGTCGTACTGTGGTTCTAGAACCTTAGAAGAATTTAAACGAAAAGCTGTTATGAGAAAAATGAGCACTGCTGGTATCGTAGAAAAAGAGACTCATTTGATGTCGAGGATGAAATAATGAAGATTTGTGTATTAGGAAATGGGATGTTGGCTGATGATTTCAAGAGATTGAACTTCATAGTTCTAGAGGATGATATTTATGACTTTGATACTGATAAGCTCAGGGGTTATGATACCATTATCAACATTCATGAGTATGGGAATAAGGTAGGAGAGACAGACATCGGTCGTTTGGTGAGACAGAACGTTCAGTTCTCATCTTTCATATCCAATTTCTGTAAAGTGCACAAGAAACATTATGTGTATCTATCAACTGGAGACCTGTATCACGGTGGAACGGCCCAAGCCGATGAGAAGTTGAAGACTTCAGCAGATAATGGATATGAGGCTTCTAAATTATTGTCCGAATTAAACTGCGATAAGAAGGATATCATTATAAGAACGAAAAACGTCTTCAATGATCAGCCAGTTATGGACAATGCGCTCTATCGTGCCGTTAGAAGTTCAAAACCAACCATGAATGTCGAAAGTTACACATGGACTGTTGATCTTATACGGTCAATTGTGGTACTCTTGAAGAAGAAAAAGCATGGAGTGTTTAATGTGACCTCCGATGGGTCGATATCACAATCGAGAATATGTAATGTGTTGGATGTTGACAATGTGGCACCTCACGAGGACAAGGATATTGAGAAATATCATATCCTCGACTGTTCTGCACTCCACAGAATGTTTACCCCGATGGGATTACTATATAACCTCAAAAAATGTTATAGCATATTCGAATCAGAGTTGGAAGTAGATGAAGATGAATGATATTTTAAGCATATGCATCACCAATAAGAATAGATCAAAGGTTGAATGGGATTATATAGCATCTCCACTCACCCTACTTCCAGATTGCATTACCAGTATAGGCAATGGCTTTTCAATTAGGGATAAGGTTGAGATAATCATAACCGATTGGGCATCTGATGATTGGCCTTTAGCTGAATGGATGCCAGATCACTGTATCAACCCATATAAAGTTGTTAATATTGACAAGGCTGGGTTCTCAAGAGGATATGGAATCAACGAAGCGGTGAAACATGCAAGAGGTGACACGATATTCGTCATGGATGCTGATATGATTCTGACATCCAGATTTATCGTTGGCGTTGGGATGCAGATTGCGGCTTCTGGTGGTGCATATTTTCCAATTCCAAAATATTTCACAGACCAACATGGGGAATATATGTTCGGTGGTGGTCTTGGGAACATGATCTTGAGTAAAGACTTGTTCTATAGGGCTGGGAAGCTCCCAGAATATTGGAGATATGGGTTTGAGGACACTGACTTCTATAAAACTCTAGAGACTATGGGTGTGAATATTGCATCTAGACCCGAAGAGACCTTCATACACCCTTGGCACCCCCAAGATTTATCATTCAAAGAACAATATATCGACGATGACCCACGGCACGATGCTCAGATTGAACAAAGGGTTCAGGTTTATAAGGCGATGAGGGATGAGAATGAAAATTCTAAGATTTAAAAAGATAACACTGACGAATTTCATGTCCATCGGATCTACCCCCTTGGTGATTGACTTTGAAAATGGATTGAACCTCATTACTGGATACAATAAGGACAATCCAACCAATAAGAATGGAATAGGGAAGTCTACAATTTGTGATGCCCTATTTTTTGCCCTATTTGGGGAGACGATCAAGAAATTGAAGGTCGGGGAGATCATCAATGATAAGATTAAGAAGAAATGTTCCGTAGAATTGGAATTTAGCATCGACACAGGTGTTAAGGTTACAAAATATGGGGTAATTCGAGGGATCAAACCATCCAGATGTGAACTTACCATCAATGGGAAGCCAGATGAGGCATTATCCACCATTCCAAAGACTAATGAATACATAAAACGTAATTTGGGAATTGGAAAAGAGCTATTTAAGCAAGCAATCATCATGTCTGTTGGTAAAACTAAGTCGTTTTTCGACCAAGGTAAGCCAGAAAAGCGTGGTTTCGTTGAAGGTGCACTCAATTTATCCATATTTACGGACATGCTCAAGGATAGTAGGACTGGATACAACGATTCCAAGAAGGAAATGGACTCATTATCCGTTCAACTTACCAACGAGAAGGCCAGATTGACCCAATATACAGAGAAAGATGCGGTATTTGAGGAAAACAAGCAAGAGTATATACGTCTACTCAAGTCGCAGATAGACAAACAAGTGCTTGAGATCAAGGAACTCCAGAAAGATATCAAAACTGAAGAGGATTCTACGGAGCTTAACGATAAATTAGAGAAAACCACCGAGAAGAGGGACAAACTATCCGAGATTTTGAGGAAGGTACAGAACAAGCGTGACACTTTGCTTGATGAGCGGATCGAATTGGAGCTATATCTCGAAAGGGAACAGGATAGTTGTCCAACTTGCCACCGTGAATACGATGATGTTGATGATCGGAAGAGAGTTAAAGAGGAAAAGTCTGATAGATTGGCTGAAATTGTAGTAGAAACCAAGGATTGTAGGGATAAAATGTCACTATGTGCTGGAAAAGGTGGAGAAATCAGCGACGAAAGACAGAGAATCTCCAAAAGTATCAACGATTTGACAGCAATCAAGACAAATAACGCATCCATCAAGCGTCATATAAACAGTATCAAAGCATCTGCAATGGAAAATAAGGAAAAGATACTCGCTAAGATGAACGATGAATCGGATTTTTCCGAACTGATCGCGTCAAGCACCAAAGCAGTGGATGATTTGAGGGAAAACCACGACGAACTGTCGAGTGATAATAAGATTTACGACATCTGTAAATTTGTTTTATCCGAAGAGGGTGTCAAGAGTGAGATCATCAACAAGATGAAGACGATGTTGAACAATTAAGTCAATCATTATCTGGCACGAATGGGTTCAGAGAACGCTTGTATCTTCGATGAGTACTTCGTTGAAACGATTTTCAATAAGTACGGCTTAGAGAAGTCGTATGATGCCTTTTCTGGTGGTGAATCTAAAAGATTCGACCTCGCAATCTTATTAGCGTTCCAAGATATCCTAAAAGATCAGAGTGGAATTGACATTCGACTTGGATTCTATGATGAGATTCTGGATACATCGCTAGATGAGGATGGTAGGGAATCAGTTTTAGAAATTTTGAAAGATAAATCGAAAGATACGGCAGTGTATATCATTTCTCACAGGAGAAAGATGTCGGATCTTATAGATAGAGAGATCGTTTTAGAAAAACACAACGATTTCACATACCTTAAGGGTATAGAGTAATTTTAAGGGGAAATAATGCAAATTAATAATATGATGGGAGTACACGGCCTGCCCAATCAGGCCACTGGGGGTATCCCCCGCTTCAACAGACCAGCACCAGTTGTAACACCAAGGCCAAACCCAAATCCAAGTGGGGCACCCAACGGTGCGGTGAATTACTACGGCGACTTCGGGGGTTGTGGATGGTGGAGAATGCATATGCCCGAGACTATGATCAATTATTCCAAACTTGGAATGATCACAGGTATGCATAAGCTTATTCCTGATCCAAACTTCTATAAGGATGTCAAATGTGTACGGTTGCAGAGGCAGGCATCACCAGTTCATGCGGAGTTTTTCAAGAATCTTCGAAAAGCTTCCGATGATATGGGGTTCAAACTTGTTTATGAGATCGATGATATCGTATTCAAGGATGACATTCCAGATTTTAACAAGGCCAAGAGTGCATTCGATAGCGATGAGACTCTGAACTCAATTCTTAGCATGATGAATGACTGTCATGAGCTTACAGTGACCTGTGATTACATGAAAAATTACTATGCAGAGAAGTTAGACCATGATAATATCAGGGTTATCCCTAACATGCCGAGTAAGATATGGTTCGATGGGTACTACTCATCAACTAAGGTCATGACAGACTACAATACTTTCAAAAATAGACCAAGAATTCTTTACGCTGGGTCAGGAAATCATTTTGATATTGAAGGTAAGGGTCGCGATGATGACTTCACCCACGTAATCGATGCCATAATCAAATCTAGAAAGAATCTTAAGTGGGTATTTCAAGGTTCGATTCCAAATCAACTCATGCCATTTGTTAAAAGTGGGGAGATGGAGTTCCACAAGTGGGCATTCGTTCCAAACTACCCGAAAGCTATCTACGATCTCAAGATCAACGCAGTGGTCGCCCCTCTCATGGACTGCACTTTCAATAAAGCGAAAAGTAATATTAAGTATTTGGAAGCGGCTTGTCTGGGAATCCCCGGAGTGTTCCAAGACCTTGTGACCTATAAGGATGCGCCGATCAGATTTTCCGATGGAGCAGATATGATCAAAAAGTTGACGAAGCTACTTGAAAACCGTCAGTATTATGCTAAGATGTCAAAACTAGCTAGAAACTATGCAGACAGCATGTGGCTAGACGATCATATCGATATGTATACTGATATGTACTTTGGAGGATAGTATGCAAGATGAGTTTATGGATGCCATGAATAAGGCGGCAACAGTGGGGGATCAGATGCCCAGTAATGAAAACGTATGCAATAGTAGTAGCAGGAGGATAATTGGGAATTCATCAGGGGCAACGGGCATATCAAATGCTAGTATATCGGATGGTCAAATATCGGGTGTGAATCCGAATATTTTCAGTAATGGCTCTACATGGTATGATCAAAATACTGGGAGCGTGGTTAGTTATGGAAAGAGTAATATGTCAAAACATCACAAGATTTCTCAAATTGACGACGATGATCGTATAGAAATGAAGGATATGGATCTACATATTCAACCAACGCACAATGGATTTGCTTTGACATTCATGCAAGATGGAGATGCTTCATTCTACACCTTCGGTTGCCTCGAAGAAATGTTTAAATTCATTAGCGACATGGGTATGATGGACTTGTCTAGTAAAGTGGTGGCAGATAGTGTATAGGAACGTAGTCTACAATAGTAGAAGTAGAGAAATTTTATTAGGAACATGGAACGAATTGGGAGAGCGTATTGAAAAGCGTATCCCATTCGAACCATACCTATATCTTGAACATAAATCTGGCAAGGATGGAACGAGCATCTTCAACACTCCCCTCAAAAGACGGGACTTTGAAACCAATTGGGATAGAAGTAAATTCGTCGAACGGGCTGGGATTAAAAGAATCTTCCACAACCTGCCACCTGAACAGCAATTTCTGATTGATGAGTACTCTCACCATGAAAATCAGGATTCATTTACAGATAATCCACTTAGAATTTTCTATTTGGACATCGAAACGTTTTCGGAAAACGGAGTTCCGTCTCCAGACGAGGCGAAGGATAAAGTTAATCTGATTACTCTCTTCGATTCTCTCGATGGGAAGTATCACAGTTGGGGTCTGGGTGCGTATTCAACGACCCGTGATGATGTATTATATACAAATTGCAAAACTGAATCAGATCTATTCAAAGCCTTCATGAGATACTGGACAAAAAACTATCCAGACATCCTGACTAACTGGAATGGTGACTATTTTGATATCCCATATCTTGTAAATCGAATGAAAAGATTATTCGGAGACACGTTTGCTGAGAAATTATCACCAACTGGTCGTCTTTGGTCGAGAGAAGGTGTCAATCGATTCAATCTTCCTGTTACAGAGTGGACAATTCAATCTTTATCATGTATTGATTACATGAAAGCATACCAGAAGTTCTCAAGGAACGAACGCGAGTCCTATGGATTGGATTATATTCGCGATTTGGAGCTTGGTGTTGGGAAAATAGAGTTCGAAGGTGGGTTGTCTGAACTGGCAACCAACGATTGGAGCACGTTTGTCGATTATAATATTCGAGATGTCGAGCTTATGGTTGATCTTGAAAAGAAATTACACTTCATCGAGTTGTGTAGAATGATTGCATACAAGGGTCTCACCAAATTCGAGAAGGCGTTGCAGACAAACAACGTTGTTGCAGGTGCATTTGCGCTTGAAGCTAGGAAAATTGGGAAAATTATCCCAACGTTCGACTATACTAAGGGTGGAAAACCACCCGGAGGTCTTGTTCGTTATCCAGAACCCGGGTTTGTGGATGACATTGTAAGTTTCGATGCCGCAAGTCTTTACCCAAACACAATGATCAGTCTTAACTTATCCCCTGAAACGAAAATCGGGCAGACATATGTTGATGATAACTTTACATACGTAACCACAAGTCGTGGTAAAGAGTTTAAAATCAGAAACGCTGAATTTAATAAGTGGATGAGGGATAATGATATCTGTAAATCTGTTCATGGGACGCTGTTCAACCAGAATGAGAAGGGCATTATCCCATGTCTAATTGAGGGGATCTATTCAGAACGTAAACGAACCAAGAAGCGTGGTAAAAAGGTCGAAAGGCAACTGAAGAGGCTTAAGAAAGGCTCACAAGAGTACCTTAATGCAGAACGACAGGCGAATGAATTCGATACGCTCCAATACACATTGAAGATTTTGATGAATTCGATCTATGGAACCTTCGGAAATCACTATTCGGTTCTTTACGACCTAGACATGTCTGCAAGTATTACGCTTACTGGTCAGGAAGTTAACAACCAATCGGCATTAGCTGTTCAGAATTATGCAAAATCCAAGTTCGGCGTTGAAGATAATCTAATTATTTACGGCGACACTGACAGTATTTACATAACACTGACTCCAATCTTCAAAAAGCTCGGGATGAATCTTCTAGAAGACTCAAATAGGGTCGTTGGCGAAACACCTGTCGTAACTGAACGGGCAATGGAGATCATTAAAGAGATCGGTGGCGAGGAAGATCCGATGAGTGGGGCAATTTCCGTTCATCTATCTAAGTGGGCGTTGGATGTGATGAACTCCAAAGACCCAAGATTTGAATTTAGTCGTGAAAAGATTGGTAAGACTGGGATCTTCATGAATGCGAAGAAGACTTACATTGTTCAGGTCGTTGATAGTGAGGGTGAGACGATCCCATCTGGAGGTAAAAAGGAATTTTCATACACTGGTGGGGCTTTTGTTAGCTCAACATCGGCACTACCTATCAGAAATATGATTAAAGTTGTATTCGACACCATGATACTGACCCAAGATCGGACGATTTGCAACAATGCCGTCATCGAGGCTTACGATCAGTACTGTAAGCTCGACGAATTCACGTTAGCAAGTCGCAAATCAATCAAAAACCTTAAGAAATATGAGAAAAATGCCACTGGATTCCAGATCGGAAAGGGTACTCCACAGAATGCCAAGGCATCACTACTGTATAATTGTTTGATTGATCACTTGAATTTGGGGAAGAAATATGAGAAGATCAAATCTGGCGATAAGGTAAAGGTTTTATACGTCGGAAAGAATAAATTTGGATTGGAGTACATTGGATTCTTGAATAAACTACCTGTTGAATTTGGAATGGAACCAGATTACAGTAAGTTGTATCTTAAGAATGCCCATAACACCATAACGAGAGTTTTTAATGCAGTCGGTTGGGACATTGTTGACCCAACAAAGAACTATGCATGTGACATTTTAGCTGAGTTCAGTTAACAATGTTGGATTAAAGGAGAAATAGAATGAGTGAAGAACAGAAAGTAGTAGTATTCATGGATAGTGTATCCAGAACCATCGCAGGTGGGCTTGTTAGTGAGGACGATGACACGTTTACCGTGAGCAATCCCGTAATCATCAACGCAATGCCAACCCAACAGGGGCAGATGAGCCTCCAGTTGATCCCTGTATTTTTCAGAGAGATTTTGGAAGACCAAAATAAGCCTGTGGAGTTCACGTATAACAAAGGGCAGGTTACTATGTCATCCGTTGATGCATTGGAGCCAAATATTCTCACCGAATATAATAAACTCTTCACTCCAGTGGCAAAACTTGCACCTACTGCAATCGAAACCCCAGAGGATGAGGAAAAAGTTATCTTGTTCCCAACTGAGGATCAAAACAATGGCTAAAAAAAGGATTATGGCGAAAGATATCATCAAGCGGATTAACAAGAAGCTTGGGATCACTGTCAAATCCTTAATGGATGAGACTCTGGATCTAACGACTGATGTCATGGATACAGGGTCTTATGCCATGAACTCCATATTAACTGGTGATATTAACGGTGGCGTTCCCATCGGTAAGATCACTGGGTTTTATGGGCCTAGTGGGTGTGGCAAAACGTTTGTGATTGGTCAGACAATTGGAAATGCTCAGAAAATGGGTTATATTCCAATCGTTGTTGACACTGAAAGTACTTGGGATGAAAGAGCAAGGGGTTTTGGTATCGATCCAGAGAATACAATTCTGATAAATGATATAATGGTCATCGAAGACCTGCGTAATAAACTATCAGCAGTGATCAAGGATACGATTGCAGAGAATAAAGAGGCGTTTGATGCAGGTGAGCTTAAACTTCTATTGGTTATTGACTCGCTTGGTGGGTTGAGAGCCGCTAAAGAGATCAAAGACGTTGCAGAAGGTAAAGATGCCGCTGATATGGGTACTCGTGCAAAGGCTATGTTCGGGTTATTCCGTGAGTTGACACCGCTTTGTGGGGTTAATAAGATTCCATTCATGTGGACTAACCATTGTATGGATAATCCAGCGGCAATGCATCCAGAAGCTATTCAGAAAATGCCCGGAGGTAAGTCTATTTGGTTCTTCTCATCGTGTATTGTTATGATGCGTAGGCGTGAAGAGAAAAATGAAGACAATGAGATCGGAACCTTTGCAAGAAACAAAGGTGCAACCATTCCAATTGAGTGTGTGAAGCAAAGATACGTAAGGCCGTTCTTAAGGGCTGAGATGTATATTGATTACTCCCGTGGCATCGACAAGTACAGTGGCCTATTCGATTGGGCGAAGGACTTAGGCGTTATCATTGGTAGTAGAACATATGAGTTGGCTGATGGAACCAAGCTTGGATATAGAAAAGCTATCGAGAAAGATGCAAAACTCTGGGAAGATACCATCCTTCCAGTGTTGAACAAGTCTATCAATGATAACTTTGGCTTCGGAACTAAAAGAACCGAAGAGGTAATGGCCGAACTTGAGGCTGACGTAGAAGGAATTAAACTCTTAGAAGAAGAATTTGGGACTGATGATTAATAAAATTGACTTCGATTTTTTCGAATACATCATACTTGATAACTGCTTCAAGAATGAGTCATATCTATCGTGCATCGTGGATCTTGTCGAACGTAAATACTTCGGCAACCACGATGTGCGTAAGATATATAAGATGCTCCAGAAGTTTTACGAGTCTCGTTCTAGAATACCAACCAACG